CCACGCTGCAGAATGCGGTTTACCTGCGCCTGACGGTTCCGCTCGGCTCCTGGTGGGCGGACCCGACACTCGGCTCACGCCTCTACTTGCTGAAGCGGGAAAAAGACGTGGCGCGGGTGCGCACCCTGGCGCGCCAGTACGCCGAGCAGGCGCTGCAACCCATTCTCGACGATGGTCGCGCCAGCCGCATTACAGTCACTGCGCAGCACCCGGCGAACGGCTGGCTGATATTGCTGATTGAGGTGGAGCAGTCCAACGGGCAAATCATGCCATTTACCCACCGCGTAAGCGTCGCTTAAAAGGGGTTTACATGCCGCATATTATCCCCAGCGTCAGCGACATTCGCGACACTATCCTCCGAGACATCAAGAACCAGCTGCCGCAAGCCGACGTCGGCCCGGACAGTGATTTTTTTGTGCGTGCCAGCTCTGTGGCGAGTGCCGTGCGTGGCGTATACCAGGACCAGCAGTGGATTGCGCGGCAGATATTCCCCGATACCGCCGACCATGATTTTTTGCTGATGCACGCGCGGTTGCGTAACCTGACGCCGAAGCCAGCCACGCCGGCCGGTGGCCAGGCGCAGCTTAGTGGTACGCCCAACAGCCCGGTGGCCAGTGGGCTGACGTTCCGTTATGGCAACGGCCAGACAGGCACCACGCTCACCGGCGGCACGCTGGATGCCGGCGGTAAGCTGACCGTAAACGCCGCCGCCACTACAACCGGCATCGCCAGTAACGTCCCTGACGGTACGCCTGGCACGCTACTTATCGCACCCACAGGCGTCAGCTCACAAATCACGCTGAAGACCATGACTGGCGGCACGGATGATGAAAGCGACGAGTCCCTGCTGGCGCGCCTGCTGGAACTTATCCGCCAGCCACCGGCCGGCGGCAACAAGTATGACTATCACCGTTGGGCGATGGAAGTTCCTGGCGTTACGGCGGCTTACGTCTACCCGATGCGCCGTGGCCTGGGCACTGTGGATGTGGTCATTACCTCCGGCAATGACCTGCCGTCACAAGCCACCATCGACGCCGCTCAGGCGCATATCGATGACCTGCGTCCGGTCACGGCCAAAAACAGCCTGGTACTGGCCCCTACACCGCGCAGCGTAGATTTTCACATGCAAGTGGCGCTGGTCGGGCTGACACTGGCGGATGCGAAAGTCCAAATCCAGAACACCCTGGTCAGCTACTTCACGCAGTTGGCCCCTGGCGATACGGCAGTACTGTTCCAGATTGGGGCGCTGATTTCCGCCATTCCTGGTATCACCGACCTGAAAATTATCCTTCCGGCGGCGAACGTCACGCCGGTGGTCGATGAAGAACGCGTCGAATGGGTGCGCATGGGTGGTCTGATTGTGGAGCTGATGCCATGAGTTACGCCACGCTGCTTGGAAATCTTCTGCCGCCGGTGGCCTATGACCCAAACGGCGAACAGATAAAGGTTGAACACCACGCCGAAGGCAACGCCCTGCAGCAAGTAGAAGATGCTGCCCGGTGCGTCGCCCTGGGTATCGTCCCGCTGCAGATTAACGAGCTTATCCCGGACTGGGAGCGCGTCCTTGCTCTGACGCCAGCCCCGGATGCCTCGCCGCAAGAGCGCCTCACGCTGATAAAGGCGAAAATCAACACCACCGGTGGCCTGAGCCGCCCCTATTTTATCAATCTGGCCAAGAGCCTCGGCTACACCATCACCATCGATGAGCCGCAGCCATTTCGTATTGGCATCAATCGCATGGGCGACCGCCTTTACTCGCGCGACACCATCTGGATTTGGCGCGTCAACGTCCTGCATAGCGATAACCTGGTGAGCACGGCGCAATTGGAGTCGATGTTTCAGGACTTAAAGCCCGCGCATACGTTTTGCCATTTCATTTATAAAGAGGCGTGATATGCAGAATTTAATGCCGCCGGTAAATACGCCGGATAATTTATTTCACGATGGTAATGAAGCTACCGGCGTGGAGGGCACGATTTTATATGCCGACTTCATGAACGATAACCAGAGTGCTATTCGTGATATTCAGCAGGAAATGAAAAATGTTTTGGCTGACGCCGGTTTTCAGCCTGACCCCAGCAAACAAAATCAGCTATTACTGGCCATTAAAAAAATCATCGGCACTGTCGGAGGTGATGAATTTTTGCCACTAACGGGCGGCACCCTGACCGGGCCTTTGAATGCCAAGGGTTCAATTACCGTCCATGAGGACGACATCAACACCATTTCTGAATTCTTGTATACATACAATGAAGACGGTGTTGCGACGAAAAAAATCGGCATTAAAGCCATCTGCGATGCAGACGGCGCCGGCCACTGGGTCGTTGACGTCAACCCGGCAGCCAAGGGCGATAGTCGCGTACAGGCTTTAGGCATCGACGGCAAAAGCAAGCTCGTCGCGTCAATGAACGGTTTTCAGCTCTACGAAGGCACCGCGCGCGTATTCAGCCCCAACAATCCCCAACTGATGTTTGGCGTGGGCATGGGGCCGCAGCACAAGGCTGATGCCTACAGCAACATCGGTCAAATCTACCGAGTGAACAGCACCAGTACCAGCACACCTGGTGGTAGTGTCTACGGCGTGATCAGCCTGCCGTGCGATGGAGGGCCGTCTGGAAGCTATCTGGCTCTGGGGGGCAATGGTGAGGTCTGGGCGGGGCGTTCAACTACTGCCGCCGGCGGCATCACGTGGGTGAGAATTTTCACTACCGCCTACAAACCAACCCCTGCCGACATTAACGCGGTGGCAAAAACCGGCGACACCATGACCGGCTCGCTCACCACGCCTTACGTTGCGAGCACACCGGATGTAATGCCTGAAGGGGCTGGGGGCTATGCCGATCAACTAAACCTCAAAGCCCCATTTTATCAGCCCAACTGGCAGTGGGAGCCGAATACCGGAGGCATTTTCGTTCCAATAGCTAAAGGCACTTCAACTCGTAAAGGTCAGGGCTACCCTACGGCAGTCACCTATGGTTACCTGATGCCGGGCACTAATGAATTTGCTCATCCGACCATACACGTACGTGGTGATAATAATTTTGAATGTGTCTGGGACTTTAATCCACAATCCGGAGCTATCAGCAGTAAAGCGGGCACCGTTGCTGTTCTTGACCTCGATATACCGCCTGGGATTATCCATGCATGGCCGGGCGAGACACCGCCGACGGGGTGGCTTATGTGCAATGGCTCTTGGTTCAATACAAGCCAATGTCCTCGTTTGGCATGGGCTTTCCCCGGAGGGCAGTTGCCTGACCTTCGCGGCGCATTCCTGCGCGGTAAGGATAACGGCAAGGGCGTTGACCCCAACCGTGGGTTGTTGTCCATCCAACCCGGACAGGCTCCTGCGTCTGCTATTGGCGGCGGTGATTGGGGTAATTATGCCGGACGAGATACAGGCTATACCGTGGGAACAGGTACCGATAACACGGGATATTATCGAGTTAAACAGGAAACAGAGCAGCAGCGCGAGACCCGCCCCTACAACGTCGCCATCAACTACATCGTGAGAGCAGCATAATGACCACACCAAAATACAACCTCGATTTTGAACAAGCCGTTTTAGGCCCCGAAGGCTGGTCAACAACAGCCGGCTGGATATTGACGTATCAATGCGCCTACAGCACCACGCGTGAGTATACCTCCTGCTATTGGCAGTATTGTCCGCAAGGGGTTGGTATCGCTGCCGGCTCCTACACCGACAAGCCAACGCAGCCCACCGAGGACAACAAAGCCATTCGCCGCACAGAGGATGGGAAAGCTTGGGAGATAGTCGATGATTTTCGCGGTCAGCCAGCATTCAGCACAGAAACCGGTGAGCCGCAGACGATTGACTACCTGGGGTCGGTTCGCGACGGCTGGACGCTGCTCGCTCCACAAACTCCCTATGACAAGTGGGATGGCAAGAAGTGGGTGACCGACAAAGAAGCCCAGCACGCCGCCCAGGTTCAGGAGGCTGCCGAAAAGAAAACTCAGCTGATGAGCGAGGCCACCACCGCTATCGCACCGCTGCAAGATGCTGTTGATACAGGTATTGCCACGGAGGACGAAACGCGCCAACTCACAGCCTGGAAAACCTACCGTGCACTACTGAGTCGCATTAATCCTGAAGATGCACCCGATATTAAATGGCCCGACAAACCGGTGTAAGCAGACGACTCGCGATTATTTTTTATCGTGGAGGAATACATCGTCGAGCAACGCTACCGCGAAGGTCAATATCGAGATGGACGCAAGAGACAGGCAGGTGTAGAGCAGAAAATCGCAAATCATTTGTCGTCCTTACGAAAGATGGCGGTAGTGACACCAGGCACCAGGAACCCAAGTCGGCACGGCTAAAGAACCCTGATTATCCTGGCGTCACACCATTTGGAGGGCATTCAGCACCAAAACACCCCGATGTTGTACGCCCCTGTTTACTTTGATGCTGAATGCCACTTTTTGGGTGGTGACCAGAACCACATACGAGCACGCCTGCGGGACGGGCAAAGGGAATTCTGGTCACCGATTACGGTCAATATAGCCAGCGCAATGGCAGCAACTGGCTTGCCAGTATCCCCTTACACAAAGGATGAGAGGGATTGACCAGATGCTGCCATTGCGTTGGCGGCAGCACCGTGAGGACACCGGGAGGCCTAATCCCACTCACAGCGCTGCCTTATTGGGAGGTCGTTCATTCCCATGCGTGGGTATCCGCACGTCGGTAAAAACACAAAGATAACCCTCGCACCTCTGAGGGAACGAACAACCATGGGTGGTGCAGCCTGAAACCCTGGGGGAGAAAACAAGCTGTACCGTGCTTTATCTCAGATGATTAAGCGGCGCGAAATTTATCGACGGCAGGTGATGACAAGCAACAGTAATTAAGTTTCCGTATGTAACTAAACTAACTTGCAACTTAAGGTGGTGTGCGATGAAGGCAACAGCGTCCCCGATAATCCCCTGGGTGGGGGGCAAGCGTAAACTGGCTCGCCAAATAGTCCCATTATTTCCCGTTCACACTTGCTACGTTGAGCCGTTCTGCGGTGGTGCCGCCTTATTTTTCATGAAACCCCCATCGGATG